ACATCCAAGAAGTTCTTTGTTAAAGAGTCTCTCAAAGAGTTTTTTAACGAGTCTGTGATAGGATTTGGACACTTGGATATGTCCTCAAGAGTAGATCCAGCCACCTCCGCCGCTTCGTTAGCTGGGGTTGTAGGGCAGTAGTTGCTGTTGAAAGTATTCTCATAACCCTCGTAAGGACCTCCGCTATCTCCCACCCCTAGCACTTTCGCCCACTGATCTTCAGGTAACTCCCTCAGATTGTTCTCTACAACCTGCCTCATCTCTTCATTTGAAAGGTCGGATCTTGATATGTTAGAGACCAGCTCCACTACACCTTCATTCTCCTTAGCAAGCTCAAGAAGATCCTTGTCTACAGGAGAGAAGCCGTCCAAAGGTTCTTCCTCGTTGAGTAGGCGGACGGTGTTTAAGGCAGACTCTGATTCTCGAACGATCATCATCTGCCTCTCGGCTTCCTTTTTCTCCGCGTCTGTAGAAGAGGGGCTTTCTAGAATATCAATAAGGTCTTCCTTCTGTGCAGATAGCTTCTTTGCAGCGACGTCTCTCTGCTCTTTGCTGAAAGAGTTGAACTTACTCCTCTGCTGAGACCCCACTTCCCTTTTGTATTCTTCCAAGAACACAGGGTCTGCATTAAGTCTCGGTGGAGAGAAGCCAAAAGTAGGGTTCTCTACTACCTCTTCTTTCATGGCCTTGAGAGCTAAGAGCTTCCCTAATGACTTAGGGTAGTCAGGGTCGTCTTTGCTGATAGACTCCAGCTCACTGATCTGGTCTTCTATATAGGTATTAAGCTCTGCGGGGTCTTCAACCTTCGATATTAAATCCGCACCCATTGAAGAGTAGGCCTCAGATAGCTCCTTAGATTGCTCTGCGTCGAAGTCAGGAATATCCTTGACCGCCTCCGTAAGAGCCTTACGGTAACCTTCCTGCGTGCTTTTAATATTAAGAGCTAAGATGTCCTTCTGGTCTTGGAGATCCTCTATTGAGTCTTCGATCTCTTTCTTCTTTGATTCAGAGAGACTAGGATTCTTCAGGTCTTCCTTGAGCTCTTTTATTTGACTGTCCAGATCCTCGTTCGCCTTAGTAGAGATCGTGTCGATGGATTGGGTCAAAGTATCCAGAATTGAGTCTCTGTTCTTCTCAGCTTGTTCGTCTTCTTTGAGAAGTTCTTTCTGAACAAAGTCTCTCCTGCTCTTCTCCTTCTTTTTCAAAGCAGAGTCAAGAGGCTTGGCATCATCTGAATGGACTTCAGACAATTCATCGACATCAATAAGTTCATCAATGTCGATAAACTCAAGATCGTCGTCGTCTTGAGGCTTGATGTCCTTCTTGACCTTCTTCTCGACCTTCTTCTTGACCTTCCTCACATACTTACGTTTCTTCTTGGGGGGTGCCTTCTTCGGGGGCTCTGGTTCACCTTCTTCTTTGAGTTCATCCTGAGACTCTAAGAGGATAGCTAGAGACTCTCTAAGAACTCTCTCTTCAACGAGAGACATATCAGAGACATCACGTCCTTTAGCTACACGCTCTAATAAGTCGATCTGCTCTTCGTTCAGGTCATCCAGAGGATTGTCATCATCATCCTCTTTACCTTTGCCTGAAGAGACATCCTTCAATGCTTTTGCATAGTCCTTTTGAGCCTGAGGGACGCTTCTATTGTACGCAGTGCTGAAAGATATATCCTTACCACTATCTGGGTCTTTGTAACTCTTGTCTTTTAGAGTCTCTCTCGCCTTTGCGATGTCTTCCTTTGAAGCAGAGGTCTTCGATAGAGAAGCTACCTTCGTAAGCAGATTTTGAGACTCTCTCAGCTCTGTAAGTATTTTCCGATACGGATTCATAGCCTGCCCCTTAGAGATACCTTCGACTGCCCATCTTCCTGTCTCTTCTAGACAGGTGCGGATCTCCACCGTCTCCTCTACCTAAGCCTCCAAGGTCTGGATCACCTGTATTGTAAACATTCTCTCTAAGGTCTTTTCTCGGAGGCTTCTTATCAGGATTTCTGCGTACAAGAGAGGCAATCGCTTCATCTTCCTTCTCTACCTCGCTCTTAGTGGCTCTCTTCACAAGCTCTCTTATGTTAGAGAAAGACACGCCCTTATACCTACTACAGACATGTCGTCGAGAACTTAGTCTCTCTACTCGAGCAAGTTTCCTGACATCAAAGCACAGAGGAGCAAACTCCTTGCGGATAGCTCGAAGAGCTTGGGCGAGGAGGAGATAGTTCTCGTCGCTGTCATCATCTAACCAAGACCCTTGCAGGTCTCTGATGTCTTGGGCTTTCCCGTCAAGGACTTCTGCGTACTCTTGGTCTTTGTCGAGAGATACAGCTTCTTCAAATAAGGCCTCTATCGTAAGGAAGTGCTTTCTGATACAGTCAGGACATCTCTTCCTTACATTATTTAAGTGGTCTTCAAGAAGAGACATCTGCTTGCAGATCTCCCTGAGATTGAACAAAGGCGACATTATTGGCAACAGTCCCATATCTTTCTCAGACATAACAGAGCTCCTTTTTTTTGTAGTACAAGGACTTCATTTTATAAATGAACTATTGCCCACAAAACAGAGAGGTTAATATGATACTAGGATTAGACCCCAGCTTAAGGAACTTCGGCTGGACACTCATCTCCGATGACGGGAGTTTCCTCGACAAGGGAACAATGAAAACAGAGGCTTCAGAGGTCTTCGTAACGAGGTATATGTACCTTAGAGATGGACTGAAGAACCTTATTCGAGAAATAAGAGAGAAGCACCCTGAAGAGGTCTTGAAGATCGGCATTGAGTCACCAATCTTCAACGATCTCTACTCAGAAGGGATGTATGGTCTCTTCCTCTACAGCAATGAGGCACTCATGCTTGAGAAGGTTGACACCGTTTACCTTTCACCTAACCAAGTCAAAGCTCACGCGGCTTACTTCCTGAACCGCCCCAAAGGATGGAAGATGGGTAAGAGCGACATGGTAGATGCCGCGAAGCAGGCGACAGAGGGACAAGGAGCTAAGAGGTGGAATAACCACCAAGCAGACGCCTTTTGGATCGCACGTGTCGCGAACAGGTTATGGCTACTGATGGACTGTCAGATCGAAGAAGGAGATCTAACCCCACTAGAGCGGAAGCACTTCACCTCTCTTGAGAAATTCCAGAGAGGGAAGAAGGCAGGTAAGGTGAAGCGTAAAGGCTTGAGCCACAAAGAAGATGACCGCTTCTTCAGGTGGTCTCAAACCTGACCTTGTCAAAAGCTTGATGTGTCTCGGTCAAAGACCTTGGTTGGCTGAAGGATATTTGTTAGATCCCTCTCAAGATTTTTAGCCTTATCTTTCGCCACATCAAATGAAAGGAAAACAACATTGTCTTCCTCCCATGCGTCTTGGATGGTCAATTCGCAATAGGACGTATCTAAAAGCTTAATGTGAAGATGTATCTCAGGGTACTGCTTCTTCACCTTCTTGAAGATCGGTAGCTTGATGAACTGCTCATAATACATAAATTTAGGCGTGCTTTTAGGAAACTTAACGGAGCCACGGTTATGTACAAGAAGGTTCTGAATTTCATAACCCCCCCCCATATCTTCAACTGCCTCTTCGATGTCCTTGAAATACCAATCCAAGAGAGCTCGACCAGCTTTCGTTTTTATAGAGCGAGAAACTCTAGGCGGGACATGTGTTGAATAGGGGTGGTCTTTTCGGTAGAACGGGATGGCTCTCGTTACGAGATTGGAGAAGATCTTAACCCCACCTTCATCTGTCCATAAACCCTTGATCATGTGCTTAGCTTGGTTTTTAATAATGCTCTCAATCATGCGGTCAAATTTGTCCGTACTGAGAATATACTGTCGGATCTCTTCGACTACAGAAGCATCATTTGCACTCTTTAGCTTAGCGTCTATAGCTCGTCCGATTTCGGCAATCACCTGCTTCAAAGCACGGCTTTTCGCCAGCTTATAGGCCGTTTTAATGTTTCCACTGAGAAGCTCTGTAAAGAAAGGGTGATCTTCTAGAGTACTGTAGTCTGGTATATAGCTTCTCATGCGGACAAGCCTAACGATTAGGGGTCCCCCCACACCCCTTTTACTTCCTTTCCCTAACAGCCTTTTTCATGTATTTAATAAATGGGGTCAAAGATGGGTTGGCAATTG